GCCCACTCCAGCGCCAACGCCGCCGCCAATGTCCCGCGTCGCCTTCACCGCCGCCTGCCGCGCGGCGACGGCGCAGGTAGCCGCCGGCAAACCGGTGGGGCCGCTGCGCCTGGCCGGGCTGAAGGAGTGCGCCGCCTCGTACTCCAAGCTGCCGGAGGACGGGTGGGTCTACTACGCGCCGGGGGTGCGCACCAGCGGGCAGCTCCACCTGTCGCTCGACGAGGAGCCGGTGGAACTCGCCAGCGACTGCGCCGAGCCGGAGTACAACGAGGAGCCGGGAGAGCCGAGCTTCCATGCGATGGGGAGGTGGCTGGGCGAGCTGCTGTCGACGGAGGCTTGCGAGCCGGCCGGGAGGTCGGCGCCGTGAGCGTAGAGGCAGCTGTTTTTCTCATCGTCGCCGGACTCCAGCTGGTCTTCGTCGGGGTACTCGCCGTGTTGATCCGTCGCGAGACGAGGCAGATGGTTGAGCACACGGCCAACATGCGCTGGCACGTCAGCGAGATGGACCGGCTGATCGACAGGCTGAAAGAAGGCGAGCCATGAGCGACGCCGACCGCGCCGCCAACCCCACCACCGCACCGCCCAGCGGGCAGGCTGGCGAGCTGACCGGCGAGCGGCTGACCGGCTTCGACCGTCTCGTCGCCGCCATTGCCGCTGACAAGGGCGACAAGCCGCCAGCGCGACCCGAGAGCGCGACGGGCGCGGGTGACGGGCTCACCAGCGAGCGAGTAGCCGCCCTGTTGGCTTGGTGCGACACCGCAGACAGCATCGGCACCCTTCCCGACCGTCCACACGTCATCCACAACGAGCCGCTGACGTGGGGCGAGTTGCGCGCACTGCTCAACGCGCACGACGCCCTCGCCACCGAACGCGCCAAGTGCCGCACGGTGGACGCCGAGGAGATGGTCAGGCTGCAAGAGGCGACCGTCGCCACCCTGCGCGCCGAACTCCAGCGCGCCCAGGCCGACCTCGCGACGGCCGGTGACAGGTACGAGCGGCTAGGCGCCCTATACAGCGAGGCGCTCACAGAGCAGGGGCGACAGTACCAGCGCGCCGAGACTGCCGAGCGCAAGCTGGAGAGGGCGAACGCGCTGCTCGCGAAACTGGACGCCGCAGTGGTGCTCGATTGCACCTGCCCGCCCAACAGCTGCAAACCTTGCTTGGCCTGCCAGGTGACAGTTCACCTGCGAGGCGACATAACCGCCCACCTTCGCGGCGACGCACCCGCGCAGCAGGCGACGCGGCAACCGGCCGTGGTCTGTCTCTGCGGGTCGTCACGCTTTGTGGCCGAGCACGCGGCTGCGGCGATGGCCGAGACACTGGCCGGCCGCATCGTCGTCGGCATGGGCCTGTTCGGGCACGCCGACCACCCGCCGGGAGCCAAGGCGGCAACCAACGACGGCGATGAAGCGACGGCCGTAAAAGCGCAGCTCGACGCGCTCCATCTCCGCAAGATCGACCTCGCCGACGAAGTGCTCGTGCTCAACGTCGGCGGCTACATCGGCAGCTCAACGGCGCGAGAGATCGCCTACGCCGAGGCGCACGGTAAGCGAGTGCGGTACTTGGAGCCCGCGGTCGAGGCCGCGCGCGACGACGAGGAGGCACGGTGAGCATCTACGAGGACTACGAACCGCCCCGCTACGACCCCGACCACAACGACGAGAGCTGGGCGGCGCCACCGCACAAGGCCGTCGACCAGCCGATCGTTGACGCGCAGGGCAACCCGCCGCCGCGCACGTACCTATTCGGCGGTGGGGCTCCCGGCAGCAAGGGCTTCCAGGGTGCGATCCGCGGCGTAGTTGCCGACTCCCTCGTTGAGGCGCGCCACGTCCTTCACGCCGAAGGGCACGGCGCTCCGTGCTTCCTTGGGTGTCTCGCCGGCCCACAACTCGGCGAGGTCGAGAGCGGCGACGGACCCGCTACCGGCAGCGGCCAGTCGGAAGCCTTGCCCGGCGTGGCCCCCGCCGTTGGTCGCAAGGGGCAATCGGTTGAGGAGCTGACAGCGCTGCTCGCCGACGTGGCGCCGCTGGTCGACTACCTCGCTACGAGCAAGCAGGCATTCCGACGAGACGTGTACCACCTCGTCGCCGAAGTGCGGCCGAGGATACGAGCGCTGCTCGCGGGCGCCGAACGAAAGGCGGGTGGGTGATGGCACAGGGCAAGGGCTACAGCGGGCCGCTCCTCGAGCTGTGCATGGACGTGGTGCGCGACTACGAAGAGCGCGCGAGTGCGAAGGCCCACGGCATCACCATGCCGCCGGAGACCGCATGGCCGCCGTCCATGTTTGATTGGGGGCCGGACGGCGCACCATCGAGCAGCGACAACCACGAGACGATGGCCTGGTGCGGGTCGGCAGCGCTGGCCGCCCTCACCCGCGAGCAGCAGCCCGAGCGCTGGCGCCGCCGGCGCGAAGTGCTCATCGGTTCTGTTGATCGCGACGGCAAGCCGCACGGCTACTACGCTCGCGAGTTCACCACTGGGCTGTGGGGGCGTGAGCAGTGCGCGCCAGATAACCACTGGCACCAGCATGCGCCGGGGACGCTGGGGCGCCTCGCCGCCGTCGAGTCGCAAGACCCCGAGCTGCTACGGCTCAGCGAGCAGTGGATCGACTGGATGGCAATCACGATGGCCGCCTTCTCCACGCCGGACGGGCAGGTCTGGGCTGTGGGCATGCGCGGTCCCGAGCCCAACCCGCCGACGAGCTTCCACGGCACCGCCTTCAACCGTCTGCTGCGCGGCTTCCCCGGCCCACTGCCGGAATTGGATGACGCTCCGCGGGCGGTGCCCGAGAAGGCTGCCAAGCAGGAGGCCGAGCGGCTCGCGAAGGCGCAGCGCAACTGGGAGGACGCGTCATTCGCGGGGCTGCGGGCGCTGCGGTACCTGCAGAGCATCGGGGACGAGGCGGTGAGCAAGTGGAACCCCGACAGCGCCATCGACGCTTCGGCGTTCGATGACATTGCCCGCCGAGCTCCCGAGGTCACCCTCAAGTGGCCGGTGCGCGTCTACCGCGGGCGCGATCGCTTCCTCGCCGTCCTCGTCCCGGGTGGCCCCAAGAACAAGGCCGGCATCCCAGCCGCCGAGGTGTGCGATTGGGTCGAGGTGCCGTACCTCGATTCGCCAAGCCTCAAGGCGACCGGGGCTCAGGTGCGGTGTGGGTACAACTGGAAGACCCCGCCGCCCAAGCCGCCCAAGGACGCTGTCGAGGTCGTGTTCGCGTCGAAGGATGGGCAGAGATGACGGTAGGCGCGAGGGAGGCGAGGTCCACTAGGGCGCAGCGCGGGTACGGCTTCGCAGACAAAGAGGCGTGGAGGAATGAGGTCTGGTGGCACGCCTCCAGATTCTCCGCCAGCGCGGACCGCAGCGCAGCAAGGGTGTTTCTCATCGAGTCGTTGGAGGGTCGCGAGATTGAGAAGGCCTTGCGCCTTGGGTTTTCAGAGTTGCACGTGTGCAACAGCAACCCAGCCGTGGTGGCGACGTTAAAGCGTCGTTATCCAATGATCCAAACCTACGGCGTAGACGCCTATCGGGCGTTGCGAAGGGCCGACTCACTAGGCATAGCGTTCGACATCATCTCCTTGGACTTCTGCTCCTGTCTTAGCGAAAAAGTGTTCGAGACCTTGTGGGCGGCCGCGTGGGCATCGGCGTATCCCGCCACGTTCATCGTGAATGTGCAACGCGGGAGAGAAAACCGCGACGTCACCGGGATCATCAGGTCGGAGAGTTTGGAGGCGCCGGGCGGAATGTTCATTCACGACGCAGCCAGAGAGGGACTCGAAAGAGACCAGGCTCGCCCGCGCGCAGTGCATACGGCCCTGGCGGTGGCCCTGGAGGAGCGCTGGACGAAATTGGCGCCAGGCCCCGCCTGGCGGTCCGCGTTCTGTTGGCTGGCCGCGACCGGCGTCTACAAAGGCAAGCACGTCACTATGGGTTGGTCGGTGGTGAGATCCGATGTCCGAGCCGCATTCGGTGTCATCAAGCGCCGCGGGCGGTGGGCGCGCTCGTGCGCGGTCAGAAGGAGGGCGGAGTGAAGGACCCTGTGTTTCTCGACTACCTCATTGTTGAAGAGGTTGGCTCCCGAGACTGCGCCGAGCAGGTGGCGGAGCTTCTGGCAGAGGGTTGGGCGCCGTGGGGTTCTCCATTCACCTGCGGGAAGCTCAACACGGAGGACGATTTCTCTGTCTGTCAGGCCATGGTCAAGTACGAGGGCCGAGGAAGGCCATGACCAGACGCCGCCTTATCCTTTTATTCGCCGCCTTAGCGATGTGCCCACTGGCAACCGTGGTCCGCCGTGACGACCCCTTCGACGTTGGCTATCGCGCCGGCCTGAAATTGCGCGGTCGGCTCGCCGCCGCTTGCGACGTGGCCAGGGGGAGGGCGGCGGTCGAAGCGTATCGCCGTGAGCTGTTGAAGCTGCAAAAGGTTCTGGAGGGCGTGAGCGAGGCGGCCAACAAGGCAGCCGCAGCCGTCAAGGCGGGCAAGTGAACCGACTCGCCCCCGACAAGGAAGCGCTTCTCCTGGCCGCCATTCGTCGCCACGGCCGCATCGGCTGGGCGTGTGACGACGCCGACGTGGGCCTGCGCAGCATCCAGCGCCTCAAGAAGCGCGATGCCGCCTTCAAGGCCAGAGTCGTCGCCGCTTTCCGCGACTGGCTGCGCGACCGAGCGAAAGGCCGGCGCCACCGCTACCCGTACCGAGCTCGCCGCGGCCAGCCCATCCGCTAGCTGTCGCCATTACCCCCGGCGTTCCGTGTTACACCGTGGGGCATGAGACGTGCGCTCGCCTCTCTCGCCTTCCTGCTCACCGTCACCTCTCCCGCCTCAGCCCAGCAGCAGTGGGGCACTTGGTCGCCTGGCCGCGGCGCCTTCGGTGACTGGCATTGGGCGAGCCCGGTTGCCAACCTGACCGCGCTCGAGCTGCTGACCGGCGTACCCGGCGAGTGCATCGCCCTGATGGACGCGGGGTCGATCTACTGCTGGAGCGGCGATGACGGTGAGTGGGCTGCGGCCGGTGGTGGTGGTGCCGACACCGACGATCAGACCGCCGCCGAGGTGCCCTACGACCCAACGGCCAGCGGGCTCACCGCGACGGACGTGCAAGCCGCAGTAGACGAGCTGGCCGCCGACCCCGGCGTCTCGGACCACGGCGCGTTGACCGGACTCGCCGACGACGATCACGCGCAGTACGCGCTCTTGGCCGGGCGCTCCGGCGGTCAAACCATTTACGGTGGCACGGCCACGACCAACCGTATGCGCCTGATCGCAAACACCGTGGACGACGTAGACGGCGCTCTTCTTGACCTGCTTGGCAACGGCGGGTTCATTCTCGCGGGCTCTGGAGCGGGCACCGTGACCGGCTCGGCCTTCACGCTCGAAGCCACCAGCGGCAGCCTCAACCTCTTGTCCGACGCGAGCGCGATCACCCTCGACGCCGCTTCCAACCTCGTGCTGCTCGCTGAGACCGGCGACCTCACCGGCTGGGCGAAGGTCGCGGCGAAGCTCCAGGCCGGCGGCAGCGAGGGGACGCCGACGCACGAGCTGAAGCTGACGGCGGCAGGCGCGCTGACCCTCGACAACACCGCTCTCGTGCTCACCAACGACGCGCGGCTGAGTGACGCGCGCACGCCTACCGCCCACGCCTCGACCCACGCGAGCGCCGGTGGCGACCCGCTGAGCGGCACTCTCGCCGTGGACGTGACGGGCAACGCGGCGACGGCGACGACAGCGACAACGGCCAACGCGGGCGACAGCGCCACGGCTTTCTTCTCGACCGGCACCGTCGAACCGGCGCGTCTAGGCACCGGCAGCGGTGGCTCGACCAAGTTCCTGCGCGAGGACTCGACGTGGCAAACGGTTAGCGCCGGAGGCTCGTCGAGCGGTACCGGCCTGCAAAAGGGTAACGGCTCGGGCGGCTTCACGGATACCGGGATTGCCAGCACGAACGGCGGGGCCACCATCGTCAACACCAGCGCCGCGGCGGTGCCGCTGTCCGTTACTGGCGCGGCATCGCAATCGGCCCACTTCTTCGACATCACCGCGAACGCCGGCACGGCGGGCGCCGTCTTCAACGTCGCCACTGGCAGCGGCTACACCCAAGTGCAGATCGGCGGCGGCTACTCGCTATGGGGCGCGCCTGGCGAGCTGATCGTTCGGAGCGGCAGCACCTCCTACTGGTACTACTCCGGCGCGATCCTTATGGGGCTTGCCGGCTCCGGCAACGAGCCCGCCATACAGTCGGCCGACAGCTCGGCCACCGTGCCGCGGATCTTCCCTAGTCGCAGTGACACCAATACCGGCCCGAGCTGGGCCGGCAGCGATCTACCGAACATGGTGGCGGGCGGCGTCGAGGCTGTGCGCTGGAACGTGGCCGGGCATCAGCTCTTCCCAGGCGGCACGGCCCCTACAGTGGCGGGCTCCTGCGGCACCAGCCCCGCGATTGGCGGCAAGGACAACGCGCTCAAGGTGACCACCGGCACCGGTTCGCCGACGAGTTGCACCGTGACCTTTGGCACGGCGTGGGGAACGGCCCCGGTTTGCACCGCGAACGCAACCGCAACCGCGGCGCTCAACGTGGCGACCACCACGACCACCGTAACCATCTCGGCCGTCGCCTTGGCGGCAAGCGAGACCATTCACGTCATCTGCTTCGGCTACTAGGGAAAGGGGCTACCCCGTGAAGAAGCGTACCCTCGGACTGCTACTGCTCGCCTTTGTCGCCACCATGCCGGCGCGCGCCATCACCCGCGGCTGCACCTCGGCCATGGTCTCCCTCGGCCTGTGCCGCACGACCTCCGATGCCGTGATGTGCATCGCCGTCTCCACCGTGGACCCTGACAACGGCGGCCCGCGCCTTGCGCCTTCGGTGATCGCTCTCGACGCCATCGCCGGGATCTACGACTACCGGACGCCGACGAGTTGCACGCAGGAGATGGTGAACGCCAGCATCTGCTCAGCCGGACAGCTGGGCACGAGCGTCGCCGTCACCAAGGCGCAGTTCGCCGACATGATCCACCGGCGCTGGGTGCTGGAGCAGATCAAGCAGTACCGGCGCCTGCAGGAGCGCACGGCGGCCGATGTGACCGTCGAGACCGAGCCCGCTCCCGACGTGGGCAACTGAGTCCACCCCCATGCCAGCCAGAGCCGAACGCCTGCGCCCGGTACACCAGCGCGCCAGCGAGCGCCAGAGGGGGAGCGCACGTCAGCGTGGGTATGACGGGGAGTGGGAGGGGCGGAGGAAGAGGCAGCTGGAGAGGCAGCCTTGGTGCGAGCGGTGCGCTAAGGCTGTAGACGACGGGATCACGGCAGCGACCCTTGAATTGTGGGCCAAGAGCGCCACGAAGGTGACAGCGCTCCGAGTGGCTAGCCACGAGAAGAGTGGCCAGTCTATTGAGGTGGCCACCGACGTCGACCACCGCAGGCCCCGCCGCACCTTCCCGCCCCACCTACAAGGGAGCGAGGAGCCAGGCGGGTCAGACCACCCGGACAACCTCGCGTCCCTGTGCCACTCGTGCCACTCGCTCAAGACCAGGACCGAGAACCCACAGAGGGCGGTGCGGTGACGGCCTGGCGAGAGGGGCGAGCGGACTGCTTGGCATGCGGGGCTCTTGTGTCGCCAAGGAGAAGGCTGTTCTGCTCCGATGTCTGCTCAAGGAAGAGGACGCACGAGCTGGACTGCGCCGTTTGCGGTCGGCGGTTCTTGGGCAAACACACCGGCGTCAAGTGTTGCAGCGTCCGGTGTGCTCAAGAGAAAGGGAGGGTGGCTACGCCGCGCAGGTTGCGCCGGTGCGCAACGTGCGGTGGTGACTTTGTCCGGCATGGCAAGAGCGCCAGGCTGAGCTGTTACGCCTGCAGGCCAGCGGTGGCTGGCGGACCGCGCGTCAAGTTCCACACCTACAGCGCCGACGGCCCACACGTGCTGACGTGCGAGGAGTGCGGCGTCACCTATCGAGGAAAGAGGAGAGACCGCAGGTTCCACAACAGGGCATGTGCCAGTCGTCACCGCAACAGGTTGATGGTGCACCGGCGAAGGGCAGGAGGAGGAGACCGGGGCATCACTATCGAAGCGCTGTACCAGCGCGACATGGGCATCTGCGGCATCTGTCACCTCGCCGTGCCTGCGATCGGCGTTGGGCAAGTGGCGCGCCATCTGGTGGCGTCTATCGATCACGTCGTGCCCGTGTCGCTCGGCGGCCCGCACGTTTGGTCAAACGTACAACTTGCGCACTGCGGTTGTAACTCGCGCAAGGGTGCCAAACTTTTCTCTGCCCATACCCCCCTCTCCCAGACCGCTCCTGAGCCTCATTTTCACTCCCGCAGGTTAACTACAGGGGTAGTTACGCCCCCATGAGTGGCCCGCGGCCTCAGCCGACGGCAATTAAGGCTGCGAAGGGCAACACTGGCCATCGTCCACTGCCGAAGGACGAGCCAGAGCCCGAGGCGCTGCCCGAATCGGCTCCTGCGCCGGCCGGTCTGAGCGATGCCGCCCGTGCCGAGTGGAAGCTGGTGGCTCCGCGACTTGCTCGCGCCCGGGTGCTGTCGGATCTCGACGTCGAGGCGGTCGAGCAGCTATGTGAGATCCGCGCGACGCTGCGGGTGGCGCGCGCCGAGCAGGCGAAGGTGCGCAAGGCCGGTGGGCTGCTCGTGAAAAACCACGGCCAACTCGTGCCACACCCCATCATCGGCCTAGTGTCGAAGCTCCACGACGAGGAGTTGCGGCGGCTGGTGGAGTTCGGCATGACGGCGAGCTCGCGGTCGAAGGTGAAGAAGACCGCACCAGCGAAGGCGGGCAACGCCTTCAACCTGCTGCCTGGTGGCAAGGCTGCCGGGTGAAGCCCCGCTTCGCCGCCTACCCGCACGTTGCCGCGGCGCACGGCTACGCCCTGGACGTGGTATCTGGCAAGGTGCCGGCCTGCAAGTACGTCAAGCTCGCCGGCCTGCGGTTCCTTGATGACCTCGAGCGAGCGGCCGACTTCCCCTACAAGTTCGATCCCGAGATAGGCGAGCGTAACTGCGCCTTCGCGGAGTGCTTCCGCCACCAGAAGGGCAAATGGCGCGGGGCGCCGTACCGCCTAGAGCCGTGGCAGTGCTTCCGCCGGGTGAACGTCTTTGGGTGGGTGCGCAAGGAGCCGACGACGCTGCCGAGCGGGCGCGTGCTCTACGTGCGGCGCTTCCGCGAGGCCTACCTCGAGGTGCCGCGCAAGAACGGCAAGAGCCTGGAGGAGGCGATCGACGGGCTCTACTGCTTCGCTGCCGACGGCGAGGAAGGGGCGGAGTGCTACAGCGGAGCGACTACCGAGGTGCAGGCGTGGGAGGTGTTCCGACCGGCGCGCATGATGACCCTCGACTCGAAGGACTTCCGCGACGCCTTCGACGTAGACGAGCCGGGCGCCAAGCTGCTGTTTCGCACCAGCGACGGCAGCCGGTTCTTGCCGCTGATCGGCAAGCCCGGCGACGGCGCATCGCCGAGCTGGGCTTGCGCCGACGAGTACCACGAGCACGAGACGGACGACTTCGCCGACACGATGAAGACCGGCATGCTGGCCCGCGAGCAGCCGTTGCTCGAGTACGCCACCACCGCCGGCGAAAACATCGAAGGCCCGTGCTACGCGATGCGCGAGCGGGTCATCAAGATGCTGGAGGGCACCGTCCCCGACGACGAGCTATGGGGCGTCATCTACACGATCGACGCGGAGCCCTACACCTTCCGGGGCGCGAAGTACCCGGCGGTGGACTGGACAACGGTTGACGCGCTGCGGATGGCGAATCCCAACTACGGCGTCTCGGTCAACCCGGAGATCCTGCGCGCCGACCACTTGAAGGCGATTGCGGACGCCCGCAAGCAGGGCGTTTTCAAGACCAAGCACCTGGGCATCTGGGTGGGCGCGCGCTCCGCCTGGATGAACATGGAGGAGTGGAAGCGCTGCGGCAATGCGGCGCTCACGCTGGAGAGCTGCATTGCCCTCGGTCTCCCCTGCTGGGTGGGCATGGACATGGCGGCGAAGATCGCGTTCGGGTCGGTGATGTTCCTGTTCGTCGATGAACGCGGCGGGGTGAAGAAGTACAAGCTGGTGAGCCGCCACTACCTGCCGAGCGAGACGGCGTCTGACCCGACGAAGCAGCACTACCTCAAGTGGGTGGACGCCAAGGCGATCATCGCCACCGAGGGCGGGGAGATCGACTTCACGCGCGTCGAGGACGAGACGGCGGAGGCGATGAAGGCCATCCGCACGGTGCAGGAGCTGGACTTCGACCCGCGCCACGGGACCCAAGTCTCCCAGCGCATTGAGCGGCTGACGGGCTTGCCGCGCATCGAGATGCCGCAGAACGTGGACACCTTCTCGCCGGCCATGTACGAGATCGAGGCGGCGGTGAAGTCCGGCCGGTTCGAGCACGACGACAACCCGGTGACCAACTGGATGTACTCAAACGTGGTGGCGAAGCCGGACGCGCGACAGGCCCTCTACCCGCGCAGCTCGCGGCCGGGGGTGAATCACACCGACGGCGCGGTCGCAACGATGTTCGGGGTGCGGCGGGCGCTGGAGCACGTCCCCAGCGTGCCGGCGCCCATGGTCCACCACAAGCTGCCGAGGAATCGCGGCGGCGGCAGCCGTCCAATCCTCAACGCCTTCCAGTAGGAGATTGCCATGCGCGAGGAGTACGAGTCGGAGCTGATGAAGGCGGCGGCCGAGGAAGGCAATCGGGCCGCGGCTGCGCGGGCGGTGGGGATTCACTTCAACACGGTGCGCTACCACCAGCGTCGTGACCCGCAGGGCTTCGGCGCGCGCTTCGATGCGGCGCTCAAGTCGTCCGCTCGCCGGCGGGCCGGTGCGCTGCTAGTGGCCCTGCTGCTGTCGTTGCCGCTGGCGGTTCACGCCACGATGACCAGCTCGCCGGTTGACCTCGGCGCCGAGGGGTTGTCCGTCACTGTGACGCTGCTGCGCTGGCAGGAGAGCGCGCCGGACGACTGGACTTCGGCGTCGGCGGCTGGCACTACGGTGAACGACCTGGGGGGCAAGCTCTACACGGTGAGCGGCCTGCCGGCGGCGACGGGAACCGACCGCTACCTGGTCCATCTGAGCGCCGGCGGCATCGGGCTGGCGTCCTACGTCTACGGCGCGCAGCCCGGCACGCGGCTGGTGTGGCAGCAAGAGCTTGACCTACCGAGTGCGCCCACCATTTTCAAGCAGGGCGACACCTTTGCTGCGCTGTCGCTGGTGGTGAAGCGGCGCCTACCTGCCGCGGCGTGCGAGCCCGAGACGACGGCAACCGTGACGGCCGCGAACGCGCAGACCAACGCGGCGCTGTTCACAGACCGCGCCGCCACGATCACCGACTGCATGCTCGACGCGACGACCGGCACCTACGGAGCCACGCTTGGCTACGACCTGCAGGCGGGGGACCTCGCCACCGTGGGCAAGTACGCGGCCGAGTTCAAGATCTGCTATTCGCCGTCGAGCTGCCAGACCGTGCCGACGGATGGGCGGCTGCAGTTCTCGGTGGTGAAGCGTCTAGGGGGCTAACGACCCAACGCGGAAGCGGGCACCACGGACCGCCGCCGTCGCGATCGACCACAACCATGAACGGGGTTTCGGACGGAGGGGTGATCGCGTAGAGCGGCGGATCGCTGTCTTCGAGCAAGTACGCAACGCTGTAGGCCATGCGCCCATTCTAACCCCGCCCTGTCGCCTTATTGTCACTTTCGCCGCGGCACCATCCAGCCGTGGCGATCCAGCGCTATAGCCCGACGGTCGCAGCCGTCCCCAAGCTGGGCGGTGACTACGCGCGCCAGATCGCGTCGCGGCAGGCGACCGAGTACCTGTACTCCGGCGGTATCTTCGGCGAGGACGAGCACCCGTCCCGCATCCTGCGCGAGAAGTCCGAGCCCGGCGACAAGGTAGGCGAGCTCTACGACCGGATCCTCGACGACGACTCCGCCGCCGGCGGCTTGGACGAGAAGCGCGTCAAGGCGGTTATGGGGCTGCCGTACTCCATCATCCCCGGCGACGAGAGCGTAGAGGCGCAGGAGATTGCCGACACCTGCGCCGAGATGCTGGACAAGATCAAGGGGCTCGGCACCAACCTCCAGCACCAGCTCGGCGCGGTTCCTCGTGGCTGCGCGATCGACGAGCTTGGGTGGGCGGTGCAACGCGAGCGGCTGGGCCGGCTGACCGGCCTGTGGCGCGTTGCCGAAGCGTGGGACCGTCCGCTCTGGAGGTTCGGCTTCAAGCAGGGCGTGCTCCACGTTCGCCGTCGCGACGGCCAGCTCGAGCCCGCGCTCCCGGCGAAGTTCATTCATGGCTGCTACGGCACCAAGGACTCGGCGTTCGGCAGGCCGCTAATCGACCGAATCTACTGGCCGTCGTACATGACGCTCCACTTCGTCAAGTACGCCGGGATTGCGGGCGAGAAGTGGGGGCAGCCGACCGTCATCGTGCGGTACGAGCGCGGCACCGACGGATCGGTGAACCAGCAGGTCGTAGCGGACGCCCTACAGGCGGCGGCCGACTTCCAGACCGAATACGCCATTGCAATGCCGAGGGACATCGAGCTGGAGCTGAAGGAGGCGACTCGCAGTGGCTCCTTCACCTACGAGTCGATGCTCCAGCTTCTCGACCGCTGGAAGGCCCTGGTCTGGCTCGGCGAGGTGGACACCAGCGGCCTGAGCCAGGGGCCCGGCAGCTTCGCGAAGAACCGTGTGAGCAACGAGGTCCGCTTCGAGACCATCGTGGCCGACGCCACCTGGCTAGCCGAGACGCTCACCGACCAGCTGATCCGCCCGTTCGTGCTCGTCAACTTCGGCCTCGACGCGCCGATGCCCTATTGGGAGTTCGACGTCGAGGAAGCCAGCGACCGGGCGCTGCGGCAGGCGGGCGCCGCGGCGGTTCTGGAAGCTGGCGAGGACGTGCCGCTGGCCTACTACAAGCGGTTGCACCAGGTGCCGCCCACGAAGAAGGGCGAGCCGACGGTCAAGAAGTCCAAGGCGCCGCCGGTGTTGGCCTCTCCTCCTGGGGCGCCTGCAACGACGCCGGCGGCGCCGCCTGCTGAGGACTGGGCAGATCAGGAGCTAGCAGCGTGACGCCAAAGGCTTGGTTCCGCCGCGCCGCACTGCGAGCCGCCGGGCTTGGCGATCTGCAGGCCCTGGGCACCGGCGAGCTGCTGGCGATCATGCCGGGCGCCTCGCTCGACCCGATGGCCTACGGCGGCGACGAGCCGACCGGCGG